ATGCAATTTATGCAAGCGGTGTGCAATTCAGAAGAACAGATATTGATGATAATCAGATGGGCACAATCAGAAAACGCATACAACAAATGGCTGTTGTTGCGTCTGCCCACCCAAACAAGTTGTTAAATTCTTTAATCACATCGGGCACATCTTCGACATGTTACGATGGAGCAGCATTTTTTGCGAACTCCCACCCTGCACGCGGTGCGGAAGGTGGCGCACAAGATAATTTGTTAGCGGGTACTGGTACATCAACCGCAGCTTTTGCTGATGATTTTGCTTCGACCAAAGCTGTTATGATGGGTTTTAAAGCCGAGAATGGCGAACCCTTCCACGGAGACGGCGTCGGGATTAATTTTTTAGTGTGCGTTGCCCCAGTGTTGGAACGCCCCGCAAGAGAGGCCTTGTCTTCGCAGCTTATTTCCAACACGACTAATATTTTAGCGGGTCAAGCTGAAGTTATCGTAATGCCACGATTGGCGGGTAACTCTTGGTACCTTTTTGCAACCAACGCGGCTGCAATGCCATTTATCCATCAAGACCGCGAGCCATTAGAATTTACCGCCGATGAATCGGGCAGCGACGCATTTACCAAAGAAATCTACAAGTACAAAGCCCGTGTGCGTTACGCACAAGGTTATGCGTATTGGCAGTGTGCGGCTAAAGTCGTAAACAGCTAATATCAAAAAAGCTAACATTATATTATGTTTTTTAGGGGGGTGCATATGTGGAAAATTAAATTAAAACGTGCTGTTTGGCCCGTGCCTTTATTGCGTGATGGCAAAGGTTTTAATGCACCGATGAAAGAGTTATCTGCACTGCACCCCACTATGTTTGCGCATTTGCCTCCGTCGCATGTCGCGGACAAGAATTTAGAATATGTTTTTGTTGAAGACGCGCAACCGCAAGAGCAACTACAACAGCACCATACTGCACAACCCGCTGTAAAAAAACGGAGGTAGTATAACATGGGTGCGTATGCAACAGTGGCAGACATTCAAGCGCGTTTAGCTTATTGGACTATCGACGTATCAAGCCAGCCGTCTACCTCTCAGGTCTCACAGTGGATTGATGAATGTGAAAGTTTGATTGATGGCGCACTGCAGGCTGTTGATCTTCCAGCACCGTATGCCACCACGCACGCGATACGTATTTTGAAAAGTTGGGTTGCCTCTGGTGTTGAGGGTCTTGTCCGCCGTGCACACGCTGCCGCTGCGGGAGAAGGCCAAACAAACGAAGACGGCAAAGACCTGATAGAAAAATTTGATAATGTTTTAAAAGACATTTTAGCAAAGCCTTCTATCTACGGTGCGATGCTTGCAGGTGGTAGTGCCCCCGCTGCAGCTACGCGATTGCGTGCTTACCAAACACACAACGCTGATGGTCTTTCTTCAACGGATGCGTCTTTTAATCCAACGTTTAAAAGAAGCGACGTGTTTTGATATGGCAATTAAAATGAAAGTCTTGGGAAAAGACATTTTAAGAAAGCGCATATCAAAAGTAGAGCGCAACTATTTGCATGCAATGGCTTTAGCGTTGCAACAAGAAGGCGAATCCATAGCCGACAGCTCAAAAGAAATCGTCCCTAAAGAAACAGGCGCATTAGCGCGAACAATATTTGTAAGACCCCGTGTGCGTGCGAAGGGATCTCATGTCTTGGTGGGTTATGGTGCGTGGTATGCCGCGATTGTGCACCAAAGACTTGATGTTCGACACGAAAACGGGAAAGCCAAATTTTTAGAACAGCCTCTTAACGATGCATCGAATGGCTACATCCAACGTGTTGGCAACGCAGCAGAAACGTTTGCAAAAGCAAATAAAAGATTCAGGCGTGGCAGCGGAAAGTATCCAGAGATCCCCGCAAAAGCAAATCGTGTAGGTGCATTTTCAAACATTGCAGACAGGCCCAAAAACGCTTACGTGCCTAAAGACACCAACGCAAAAGAAGGCGGTGGCGACGATGAGTGATCCAGCTCTCGATGTCGTGAGCCAGATTGTTGCTCAAGGTGTTTCTGGACTAACGCTTAACAAAAATTTATTTTCAACAATACCACCACGTGCCCCAGGGCGTGGCGTCCCCCAAAAAGCTGTGTTCGCGCTTCAGAGTGGAGGCCGCACACCCACAGGTTTTTTAGACGGAAACAGTGGCATAAACATGAGGTACCCAGTGGTGACTTTGACTGTGCGTTCCTCTCCACACAATTTTTCAGAGGGGCAACAACTGGCAAGAGCAGTTTATAACGCGCTTCACAGAAAAAGTTTTGGGAATTATGTCTCTGCAATTATAAGACAATCAGAGCCTTTGTATTTGCAACAAGAAGAAAACGGTTGCTTCGTGTGGAGTATGGATTGTGACTTGTTGGCTGTAGAGTAGCTGTAGCGCATTGCATTTTAGGCAGTTGTTTCTTAGTATTTTTTTAAACATGCATGTATAAGGAGTTTTGACATGGCACACATTTTAGGCACAGCAAGTAAAGTAGCTATCTCTTCGGATGGCTCTACATACGTAACAATTGGCGACATAACCACCGCTTCGCTGTCTATGACGGTGAATAGCGTTGATATTACAGATAATGATTCATCTGCGAAAGAATTTATGGCTGGCGATGCTACAGCCACTTTTACTTTTACTTTTAACTATGAGGGCTCACAAGCAGACGGCGGTCAAGAAGATTTGATCGATGCTTTTATTGCGAAGACAACAATGTATTTCCGCTTGCGCCCACGTGAATTAACAGGCGAATCTCAATATGTTTTTCAAGGAATCGTAACAGAATTGCCAATCGAATCTTCGCATGAAGAAGTTATTACGATGACTGCAACGGTGCAAGTGACTGGTGCAATTACAGAGTCTGCACAGTCGTAAGCGTTTTTTATATGGCATTTAAATTTTTTAACATGCAGTAGGCGCGTGTACACACGCAAGAGGTTTTATCATGGCAAGAGCAAATTCTTCTAATGCAAAACTTGAAGCACACCAGAAAAAGCACAAAGACATCTACAGCATTGTTCTTGATTCTACCGTCATTGATTTGCGTTATGATTTTAACGCGTTAGCATACTTAGAAGACGCAATGGGGAAAAGCATTGAAGTGCTTCTCCAGGATTTTACAGCGTTACCAAAAGCCAAGTTTTTAATCCACGCGATCCGCGCGGGGGTGTTACACAATCATAAAACGTCTGCAGCTTGGCCTCCTGAAAAAATAGGCCGCCACATCAACGGGGTTGATTTCGCAGGCGTCATGAAAAATGTTGTTGAAGCCATTGCAAGGACGGTTGCCCCAAACATTAATTTTGAAGAACCACAAGCTGCGGATTTAGGAAACGGTGATTTGGATGAAGAAGAAAATGCATCTTTAAAAAAAACACAGATTGGTGCCGCTTGATCTCCCACGCGCTTATGAGTGGCGTAAAAAGCATTGATGACTTCTGGGCAATGACTCCACGCGAATTGTTTTTCTATAGCAGTGCATTTAGGATGAGACAAGAACAGGAACTTGAAATGTTGGCGTGGCAAACATGCCATATGTTATCGCCGCATATTAAAAAAGGTCACCAGCTAACGCCCGACAAACTCTTAGGGCGCAAGCCCAAAGAGGCGAAAGTTCAAATAGAAATCCCACTTGCGATAGATACCAGGCTGGCCCAAGATAGAGAAAGTTTCAACGCGATGGTTGCCCGCGTGCGCGCACAACGAGAGTCGAAGAAAGGCTAGGAAAAATGCCCGCAAACATGGGAACTTTGACCGTAGAGCTGACCGCAGACACTCAAGAATTTGTACGAGGTGTTTCAACTGCGACGGATAAGATCTCGCGGTTTGCGGATGTTGTCTCTCAGTTGGCCGTTGGAAATATATTATCAAAGCTAACACGTGGCCTGCTTGACACTGCGAAAGCATTTTCTGAAGCAGATAAAGAAGCACAGAAATTTAATTTAACTTTAGCAAACACGAACCAGGTTGATGCAAGCGGCCCTTTGCAAGCGTTAGCAGAAGCATTGCAAAAAGTTTCAACGTTTGACGACGATGAATTGATTGCAGCACAAACTTCAATGTTAAGTATAGGAAACGCCGCTCAAGATGTTGCGTCGATTATGCCAAGCGTTGTCAATGCAGCGTCTTTTTTAGGAAAAGAAGTTAGCGATGTTGCAAGAAGTGTTGGCACTGCAATTGAAAGTGGAGCCACAAAACCGCTCAGAGAACTTGGAATTGTTTTTGATACCAACTCTTCAAAGGTATTTAAAAACGCCTCTGAACTTGAACGCACAAAAATGCTCATGCAAGAGATGGGAAAATTCGCAGGAGCAGCAAGCGCCGAATTGCAAAATGCAGACGGAGCATTTCAACGCTTAACAAACGCCATGGGTAACGTCGAAGAGACCATGGGTAAAATAATTAACCAACCATTGGCCGATGTATTTAACGTGTTCTCTATGGCAGCAAATGGTTTTAGAAAAGCAATCAGCCTTATACCCGAAAGTATCCAAAGTGTTATTGGGAGACTTGTTGTTTTTGGTGCAATTGCGGGTGGTTTGTCTGCGAGCTTTGGTATTTTAAATACGGTATTCCCTCTCTTTAAGACAGCACTTATTGCCATTCTATCCCCTCTTAAAACGCTTATAAGTTTTATGGGGACTTTAGTTTTGCGTATGTTGCCTTTCGTTGGAACTATTGCCGCTATTGCTGCGGGTGTGATCGCCGTTGTTGGTGCGGTGGGCGCGGCCAAAATAGCGATAGATAAGTTACGCGGCATAGAACGAAAAGCTAAAAGTGAGAATCCACTAGTAGACAGTTTTAAAGAGGGTGCGGGTGTTATCGGGAATACTTTTGACCCGATGATCAAAAAAGTCAAAGAAAGCTTCGGCACTTTAAAAGAAGGCTTTGGTGATTTTTTTGGAGACGTCACAGAGGACATTAAAGAAATTCAGGATTCTTTAAAAGACCAACCAAGAATAAAAGACAAGGCTTTTAACGTTGGAACACAAAGAGGCGGCGGATCCTTTAAACCACCTGACACAGGCGACGCAAATGTTAAAATGGTTGCGGCCACACAACGCAACACGCTTCCAAACGCATTAAAAGATCTTGAAAATGTTTTTGATAAAACAAACACAAGCGCTTTCGGGACTGTGCTTTCTGATATCTCTGGCGAATTTTCGTCTATGAAACTTGTCATGCGCGACACGCTGGAACCAGCAAAGCTAGAAAAACCTTTTGGTGGTTTTGGTGAAAAGTTTGCAGAAAAAAACGCAAGCGTCATGCGCGAAAGTTTGGCAGACCTTGCGAACTCTTTAGAAAATGCAATAGCGGATTTAGGGGAGGCAGTAGCAAAGCCAGCATTTGCTGACACAGCAAGCGGGCAGATTACAGCGGGCGTTTTGTCTGCTGCAGCATCGGCAGGTGGCCAACAAAAACCTCCTCCACCAAAAGGCGCAACGCTTACGCCAGAAGAGAGAGAAAAAGCGCAAGGCCCCCAAGCACCTCTTGCAAGCTCTGCCTTGTCTGCCGCTGGTCCAGCCTTGATGAAAGGCGATTTTATGGGAGCTGCAATCGGCGCAGGTACCGCGTTGCTTGCACACTCTCAAAAACTTGGCGAGTTGATGGCAGCTCTTGAGCCTGCTTTTGCTGCGATCGTAAATCTTATCGACGCTATTCTTGCACCATTTGTTGAAGTTTTTCAGATCGTCGGAGAAATTTTAGCAGAAGTAATTGGCGTTATCATGGAGCTTGTTGCACCAGTTTTTGAAGCATTGGGCATGGTGCTTAAGCCATTGATGCAAGCCATAGAGCCTCTCATAAAAATCTTTGTGCAAATATTTAAAGTTTTTAAATCATTAAGTTTTGCCTCGCTGATTATGAAAGGCGTTGCAATGGCTTTGGGCTCTATTTTTAAAATGCTAGGGAAAGTTTATAGATTTATTTACAATTTGATACGCGGAGTCTGGAACTGGATTGCAAAAACTCTTAACTCGGTTCTTAAAATTTTCGGCATCAAATTACCACTTATGAAAAGCTTGGACGGTCTGAAAGAATCCACGGACAGAGCCGCGAAGTCTACGGAAAAGATGGCTGAAGCAACACGTCTTGCATCACAAAATTTACCAACTCTTTTTCGCCGCGTTGACTACTATGTACGATCCTATGGTTCTAGTGGCGACGAGGCACGGACGACACCTCTTGATTACCGATCTGGAATTTTAAAACCACCTTCTGGCGGAAAAATAAGAGAAGAAATAAAAGACGAACAAGGAGAAGGCACGGGCCGTTTTGTAGAGACGAGTAAAATAAATATTGAAAATGTCGTGGTACAAACGGCTGACCCTGCGGCTTTTACAAAAGCCTTGCAAGCCCAAGTAAACAGATCTGCTCTTATTGCTGGCCAATCGACCTACGCACCGAACAGAGGGGCGAGATAATGTCAACCACAGACACTTTAAGAATTAACGGATGGCTTGTGCCTGTTTCGGAAATACAGCTAGACCGCCAAGAAATTGGAGCTTATGAGCGCACACAAGACGGGCATTATTTAAAAGCCACAAGAAACGTTAAGCGTATTTTAAATGCAACGACAACGCCGCTCTTACGCCGCGATGCAGAAATGTTGTGTGGAATTATCGAAGGCCAAGGAGACTACATCGACTTTAACGGAATCAGCACACGAAAAGGTTCTTCTTTCGGAATAAGCGACACAGGCTTATCAACCATTCCGATACCATCTTATGGAGAATTTCCACCCATCACTTATATACATAGCCAAAGTATGACGCCGTATTTCTCTACGTATGTGGCGGGGTTAAAAAATTCTCCAAATCTCTTCTCCTCATTAAATGTGATAACGGGTACAGATACATTGGTCTCGACGTCTGGATTCACGGAAGAAAATAACGGTACACTCTTTTCCGATGGGTTTACTTCTGTTTACGGGCAGAGGTCCTTAGGCCTTATTTGCCCCACGGACGGCAACGGCCTTCGGGCAGGTGGCTATGCGAAATTCACCCCTTCTTCATCTGGAAAACACACATGCAGCGTGTATGTTTTTTCTGAGAATGCAACGCAGATCCGCATTGCAATAACAAGGCATTCCACGGGAGAAGAGTACGCTTCGGGTGTCAAAGACATAGGAGAAGCTATTTGGACTCGCGTTTTTATAAGCGCGGTTTTAGACTCAGGCGTTGAATATCGTTTTGCCTTTTCGGAGATAACAGACAACACAGGGGCAGAATATTATCTCGATGGTTTTAAAGCAGAAAAATACGACATCCCAACAGCAGTTGATTTTTCTGGCGGAACATCTGACATGTATCTTCGCGGAGAGCTTGCAAAATTCGCTGATATTTCTTCGTCTTTTTCGTGTATTATGAAGCTTTCGTGCTCAGATCCCACGGGTCTTTTGTCGCTAACAGCAACAGGAGACCAAAATATTGCAAGTATCTACGGGTCACAGACGTATGAAAACAGATCGCGCACAGACAATGTTAAACTTTTTTATGACCCATCAGACGATAAAATAAAGCTGCGTATAGAATCGGATGTCACGGGCGTGACAATAAATCTTGAAACGTTTTCGAGGCCTCCAAACGCTAGCGCATGGTTTGGCTTCGGTTTGCGCAACTACGCTCAGCATGATGAGCATGCGATCAAACTTTGGGGCGGAGGCCCGCAAATTCAAGCATCATCAAATACACTTGTAGATTTCAGATTCAATAGGCAAGACCCATCAAGGGGTACGTACTTTTTAGCTCCTCCAGAATTAAGAATTGGCGGGGATTCAAATACGAGTGCGCCGTTCTATATCGGGACATTTTTTATTTTTCCATACGACATTTCAACGTCTTATTTTTATGATTTTGTAACTGCAATGCAACTAAGCTCAAGGCCGATAATTCCATTCCCAGATTTTTATGTCGAGTCGTCTTTGCTCCCGCGAGCCCATATATGCAACGGCATGATTAAAGATATAACCACGGTAAAAGGCTGGATGGGCGGAACGTTCTACAACAATTTGCAAAAAATAAGTTTTGAGCTCTGCGAATCGTACGGGCGTTTTGGTGCTGTGGCGTAAGTATTATGGTGTAAGTGCTGTGGCGGGAGTGTTGCGGTGTAAGTGCTGTGGTGTAAATATTGTGGTGTTATGTTTTAAAAGTTTATAAGGAAAAGGAAAAACAATGAGAACAGTAACGACAGCAGAAAAAGCATTGTTGCATGATCCTAATTCTGCGGTTTATGTGCGTGTAGAGCTATACACTAACACTGGTTCTTATCTTACGAGGCTGGATGAATTTGTCAAAGAATGCACAATCAAGGCGTCAATAGATAACGAAGTCTCGACATGCGATCTCCTCCTTGCACAATCCATAGACAACAATAGTTTAAACCTTCTCATGACAGAATCTACATACAACAAGACAGGCCCATTGATAGATTTAAATCGTATCATGAAGGTTTATTGTGCTGTAGTCGGCAGCCACACAGTCGCGCAATCATACGATTATAAACTTTATTTTGAAGGATATATCGATACAATAAACATTTTAGAGAATAAAAGATTAGATATCTCCATGCGTGATCTTGGTGCATACCTCCAAGACCGATGGATTGAAACAGAATTTTCAAAGGTTGCTGAGGAAGATATTTCTGGCGAAATGTACGCGCCTTTCTATGAACTTTTTCAAGATGCGCTATCAACTTATCTCCCAGGAATAATTTTATATTCAAAAAATGGAACTCTTGCTACCCCTTTTACAGCGGCAGACAACCCGCTAGACTATCGAATTTACCTTTTAAAAGGCGAGTTCTCCGCATGGATGACTTTTCTTAAAGAACGCTTTGAATCGCTATCATGGGATATCAGATATCGTTTCCACGAAAACACGGGCGTCTACCAGCTTGTCGCACAAGAAGTACGGAGAGACATCGAACCAGAAGACGCAGATGATTATTTTAAAAGAGGTGAGTATATCGATGTTTCAAAAGTAGATTTGAACATCCAAAACATCAGAAACGTTATCCAGCTTGCCTACACGAACCCAGGCAAAAAGCAAAACAACGTCATCGTGCAGGACAACGACAGCATTACGCGTTACGGGCGTAGGTGGATGCTTCTTGCAGAACCTGACGATTCTATGATCTCCGTCGAGTCCGAAGCTTTGCGAATGGCTAACGCAATTTTAAAAGACCTTGCAACGCCATTCGTGGAGATGGAGATAGAGATTCCATTTAACTATGCTGTTGAACTTTCGGATTTTTACACGTTCCAAGCAGACAATGTGCATTTTGATGTAGACACTTCTTTAGGTGTAGTGTCGTATGAGAGCAAATTTAAAATTTCAGAAAAAGGCGAAGCACAATCTTCTACAACTTTGCAGCTTAGAGGCAAACCCGCTGGCCGTGTCGCCCGATGGCTGAACAGAGCAGCGAATTTTACAAGCGAAAAAATAGGCCTTCGTATCGTCGATACCTCCACCAACGTTGCGGCAAGGTTGGGCAACGGGGATTTTCTTCAATATTCAAGAGGGTAAAATCGTGGCGTACACAAGAACAATGCCAGATGGATGGACGATGACAGCAGGTGTTTGGGGAACCGACGCCCAACGCGAAGACGTGCTAGCTCAATCCGGAGGGAGTAGCCTAAAACTTGGAGGTACTAATGTAACAGTGGCTTTTCTCTCCGATAAAATACCTCTAGACTTAAATACGGAGTACGAAGTCTACGCGATTGTACGTACCGACTCTATCGTCGCGGACGCCAAAGTAGACATACAGCTTTTGGTTTACAATGAAGATACCAATGAAGTCTCAGAAACAATAAATCTTAAAGATCCAGACACACCTTTGTCTGGTGCTAATCAATGGCTTTTTATCGGAGCTCCGTTTGATCGAGACACTACCGCGAATAAAAATGCAAAGTGGGCACGGTTTTTAATCCATAAACACGCATATAATTTTAACCTATATGTTGATAGAGTTGAGCTTAGGCGCAACCCACCGTCGCGCGTGTTGGCGGCAACAACGGTAGATTATCGACTTCCAATTGCGGGGCAGAACAGCGTGTTTTTTAACCTGCCGAGCAACTATTTAGAGGCAAGAGAAATAGGCATAGTAAAACACGAGACAGAAAACAAAGCCATTGGGATTAAATGTAAAATCCCTGGGTGGTATTACTGTGAGATCCGCCTACTTATTGATCCGCCTTTTCCATCGAGCACCTTTTTTTACCGCCTTGGCGTGGGTAAAGATGTTGGGGGAGGTCTTCTTCTCACCTCATATAGTGCCGTGCACAGCGTAAAGTATAGCGATGTTAACCCAGCCTTTAACATAGATGGGTTGAACACCGTCGGTGGCGCACACTCTGCTGTAATGCGCATGGAAACAGACGATATATTTTATGCTTTTGTTGCGGCGCAAAATATTTTTATTTCTTCCCCATCGATCCAAGGGCAACCAGCCAGCGCAATCATGACCGTATCAATGCTCACCTAGGCCACGTCCAGCACATGTTAGACACGCATTAGTCGCGCATTAGACACACATTAAACACACATTAAACACACGTTAAACACACATTAAACACACATTGACACCCGCCCAAAACCCCATAAGACTATAAAGGTAGCCATTTCTTGCGGGGGTAGACGTGTTCAATCTTATAAAACTCTTATGTTTTATTTGTGTTTTTATATTGTCGGCACAAGGCCATGCGGTGCCAAGAGAGCCTAAAAATTTTACCATTTTCTACAACGAAGAA